ATAGTATTCCATATCTAGAGTCACTTGATATAGTAGCTAAGTTAACGGTTTCAGCCGAGCTCATAAAAGAAAAGCCGCTACGTCTGTTTTTTAAATAACACATACCATAGCAGCGCTTGTCAGCTTTACAAGCTTCCCAAAATATAAAAAACAACCTATTAGCTTCTCTAAAGTCAGGAGCTCCAACATCTATTTTGCTCCATTGAAGATACATGTAATGACTGCCTGTTATATACGTGGGCTTATCATTGTTCATAAACCAAAAGCCTTCGTCGCGACGTTTAAACTCTTCGTCTATATAATCATACCACTGATCTTTTGCTTCTTCAGGATATGCTCTCCAATCAAATATGTTTTTTAATTTATCTAACTCTTTTGGATAATCTATTTTTTGCCATTTGTTTTTGGCTGGCACGTGCACTTTTTGTGGTTCAAGCGGCAACCCAATTCGCAGATTTTGAATCTCCACCACTTGTCCAATTTTTCCAGTTTTGCTAATAACGACAATATCATGTTCTTTATTATATCCATATTCCCATTTTTTAGTTTTATTAAGTCGACTCAATGTAGTCTTCTTAATAGGTTCAATAATTTTATATAGTGTTTGCTCGTACATTACTTAGATCTTCCTTCAGCAAAGCCTTTAAACACTCTTTCTTTCTTATCTTCAGGCTCTTTACCTTCTAATATATTCTCTTCTTCTTGTATACGGTTAAGTATTTCAAAAGCATCAAATATAGCCAACTTTTTAGTTGCTGCCGCGTTTTTAAGTCTATCAGCAGAAACATCATCTTCAGTGTTTGTAATAATCTGCTCTTGCGCAACTTTGATTAACTCATCAACTGCTTTGCGCCCAGCTAGGATTATACGCTTCTTCGTCTCCTTGATACTCATATTTAATTGTAATAAATTTATTTAAAACACGATATAGCTTAGTATTATCAATAACAAACTCATAAGTTGAAAAAGGGGTAAAGCCAACTAGCTCGCCGATTTCATTTACGCCATCTGTATACTTAACAATACCTATGCATTGCTCTTCTTTTTCTTCAGCCAAACTATTTCTTTGTTTTATTGGTTGAACAAAACAATATCCATTGCAAGCTTTCCAGCGAGCCTCTTTAAATCTTGACCAGTTAGTAAGAGTTTTATATAAAAATATTTGATCTTCACTAACTATATAAGTGTCTTCATCAAAAAAAGCTTTACTGTTTTTTTCTTTGCCTTTCATATCGTGCCATCTTCTAAACACGTTATGATGTACAATAACAATATCACCAACTTTTATTTTTGTTTTAAAAGCTGTAGGCGTAGCTTTAACCACGGCTTGTCTATTAACAAACTCGTGATTAAATATTTCAGTGTTTAATATTAACTCTGAATCGCCAACTTTTTTCGTATTGTTATATCTTGCACCTATAGGCTCTATTACAAAACCGTGTGTTGCTTTCACTAATACTCTAAATTGTATTCGACTGAAACAGCCATGTTTTTATTAAAGTCTTTCCAAGGTAATACATCTTTGTTTTTTTTAATATAAACAGAATACTTTTCTTTTTCCTCTATTATATCACAAATAGTATGACCGCCATAAACTTCTTGTCCAACAGCATAGTGCATAGCTTCATTTTTGTAATCTTTGCCTATACTAATCTTCCTTATTAGTTTCGCCATCTTCGTAATTTATTTCACCAGTTTGAATATTAATATCGTTAGTGCCGTATTCTTTTTCAAACTCTGATTGCATTAAAGTTAATTGATCTTGTATTGTTACGATTGTGTGAAGCAAGCTATGTTTTTTAGTTTCCATCATACCTAGCTCTAATTGAGCTCTATTCAACGTATTAACAATACTTTGAACTTTTTTTAATTGTTCATCTGTAATTTTTTCTGCCTTAGGTTTAAGGTCTACGATTTTTTCCTTCTTAGGAGTTTTCACTTTTGCCATAATTTAATTTAATTTAAGTTAATTGTTGTTTTAAATTTGAATCCCTAGTTTTATTCTAATAGGATTTGCTGTTAGTAGCTCATCACCGTCTGCTATGTCTACAGTTGTGTTAGCTACTGAGAAAGTTAAAGTAGTAGCTTCAACTTTAGTTAATGTTCCTGGTATTGGAGTGTCTAAATTGTGTACATAAACAGTATCTCCAACGCTAAATATTTTTCTAGCGTCTACAGTTTTTACAGTTACGGTTGTAGATTGAGCGGAAGAAGCAGTAACAGCTCCGTCAGCTAAAACACCTGTGCCATAGTTTCGAGCTTGACCTTGTATTGCTGCAACATATAGTTTGTCGAATCCTCTAGTAGTATTAACTGTATGATCTAATTGATATACTAAAGGTAAAGTATGACCTCTACCGCCATTACCGCCATTACCAGTCGTAGCAGTATTATATATTATGTTAAAATCTGTATGAAGCAAGGTTCCAACTCCAGCTGTACTTTCTATTTGAACCGCACCTACTAAATGCTCTTGCCAACCTACACCATCAGCTGAAGCCCCTATAGTTCCAAGGCTTGGTGGAGCAATGTTTCTAAGAGATCTAGCGAATAAAATTTCATAGTCTGTTAAAGATCCAGATCCATAAGCTGCATCTTCAGCATTAACAATTGCTGATATACTTTGTATCATACCTGATCCTGCAGGAACATCTACAGCTGTCCAGTCAAATATAATATCACCTGCAGCAATATCTGCTGTTCCGTTGTTGTCAGATACGTCTCCATTTATACAGTCTGGAATTACGTCTACTGTTAAAAATTGTGCCATTTTATTTTTCTTTTATTTGTTCGTTTTTCTTTGAGCTTCCACCGAAGAAGAAGTCTATTATTGTATTTACTTTAGCACTCATAGCGCCAAATATACTTGATATGAAGCTAATCTCAAACTCACCTAAATCTATAGACTTTGTAACAAAATAGTTAAACATTACAAATGTTATGCCAAAATAAGCTATAGTAAATAGTGTTGCTAAAACTTTCTGAATAATAGCATCGTCTTTATAAAGATCACGTGCAGATTTGCGATCTTCAACTTCTTTTGCAAAAGCTTCTTTTTCTGCTTCAAGCATTAGCTTTTTAATAGCTAGTTTTGCAGCGTCTCTTTCTTTGTCTGTAGTTATTACTTTATCTAGTATACCTTCAGCGTTTTCAACTACTTTACCTATTATACCTCCAAATATATTACCCACCATATGCGTTTCCGTTATTTGCTTCTTTTTCCCAAGGAAAGTCACCGTCACCAGCTTCTTTAGCTACACCATCGACTATAATCATATCTTTGCCGTTGATGTCCATTCTTGGGTATGTGTTACCGTTCCATTTAACAAAGTTATCACCGTAAGCCAACTTACCTATTTTCATGTCTGTTGCGTGGCGCATTTCGTGATTAATAACTTGTCTTTCTATTTCACTACCAGGCTCTATGTCATTGCTAATAAAAATGCTACCATCCATATTAGCTTCACCCATAACACCTTCTTCTAAGTTTTTTCTAATAACAGGTGTGCCAGGCACAGAAGCATCAGGATCGCCTTTTGATTTAGCAAATCTTAATTTACTTCTTACTTCGCCGCTTACAGCGTACATTTTTTTAGCAGTACCTAGTTTATAACCCATTGTATTTTAATTAGTTTTTATATGCCAAAGTATTTTTTTGCTTTTTTCTTTTTCTTTTTCAAAAAGTCAAAGCCTTTGAAAACATTACTTTCTACTTTTTTAGCAACTTTTTTAAGATCTTTTTGAAAGCCTGTAAGAGGTCTTTGTAGAAATTGATTTTTCATATTCATCGGTGATCCAGAACCAGCCTGCTTTGCCATCTTCATTGCTGAAGGGTTTTTCATTTTAAATGCCATATCTATCTGCTTTTGTCTTTTATCATATCGTCAATAGCTTTGTTGTAAACTTTATCTGTATATGATTTGTTATTATAGAACACGCTTCGTTCTGACGTAGGTATATCCTCTTCGCCTAATAATATTCTATATATTCTACTTATTACTTGCTGGCACTTAAATGACAACTTAAATACAGAGTACTTTATCGTAGTTCTGTTTCTGTGTCGCCAAACTTCTATCCAGCCTTCTTTTCTTAGTTTATCCCAACGCTTCTTGTCCCAACTCATGGTATAAGTACCATCTATAAACTCTTGTCTTGTAAACCGACCTTGACAGTCTAAAAATATTAGTAGTTCAAGCTCGGCATCTGTTAACCCGTAAGTCTTACAGACCCACTTTCTAGTGAGCCTGTAGTACTTAAGGATTTGTAATTCACGTAAGTCGTGACTAGTTAATCTCATTCAAGATTAAGCTACGTCAGCCGCAGTGATAGTAGTAGCTCCAAGACCAGCAACAATGTTTTTAGATGTATCAGTATCGTCAGTAATAACAATACACTTACCGCTTTTAACAGAAGCTTGACCTAAAATGTCAAGAATCTCTTTAAGTCTCAATGCTGAAGTAGCGTCTGCACATGCTACTGATACAGCCTGCTTGTTTGCTCCTTCTAACGAAGCGCAAATTAAAGCATCGTTAGCTGCGTGCCAAGTTGTTTTAGACAATGGAAAAGCAGTAGCTCCTTCCGCTGTGTCTTTAAATAATACGAATGTTTCTCCCATTTTTAAAATGTTTTAATGATTAATAAATAATTTGTTTTACGTTTTAAGTTTTAAGTTTATGGATTATGGTTTAGGTTTAATCAATTAATACAACGTCCATTTGTTTAATAACGCCGTAAAATTTATCGTTATGCTGAATACCATGTCCAGCGTGTTTATCGTAATAAACCACATCGCCTTTGTTAATACCTTCTACAAGGTTGCCAGTCGATATGACTTTTGCTTTTTTATATCTATTATCCTCGTTAACTTCGTCAGTGAGGATTAATCCACCTACCTTTTTAGTTTCACCTTTTATAGGCTCTATAACTAAGTAATGATTAACTGCTTTCATTTACTCGAATATTAGAGATTACACAGTCGGCAGATATAATAGTAGTTACAACTGATACAGCATTTTTAAGAGCTGTCTTTGTAACTAGCACAGGATCAATGATACCTTCTTCTACCATGTTTACATACTCGCCGTTAACTACATTTATACCAACACCTTCTTTTTCTGGAACTGCAACGTCTATAGATATACCAGCATTAACTAATATAGTAGCCATGGGCGCTATTATAGAATTAAGTAGAACTTCTTCACCTTCGTTAGAAGGTTTGATTTTTTCTGCGGCGTTAAAGAGGGCTATGCCGCCTCCTGGCACTATACCTTCTTTGAGGGCAGCTTTTGTAGCGTATATCGCGTCTTCGACCCTATCTTTCTTTTCTTTAAGTTCAACCTTAGAGTCTGCTCCAACACGGATAATTCCAACACTACCCGATAACATAGAGAGTCTTTGCTCCAGCTTTCTTTTAATGAAACCATTTTTTTCGTCACTAATAAGTCGTGCAACCTGATCGATTCTTTCTCCAACATCTATACCTGCTTCTTCTGATATTGTTATTACTGTATTGTTATTATCTGTAGCAGCATATTCAGCTTCACCTAGTATATCAACTGTCATACCGTCTAAATCATCACCTAACTCTTCGTTTACCACAGTAGCACCTGTTAGTGCCGCTAAGTCTTCGCATGAGTCTTTTGTAGTAGGGCCAAAGCCAGGTAAGTCAATAATGTTAACTTTAATGTTACCTTTAACCTTATTCATTAACAATGCTGATTTTACTTGCTGTGAAACTCTAGCTACTATTAATAATGATCTATTTTGTTTGATAACATATTCTAATATACCTTGTATTTTACGTACGTTAGGTATTTCAGACATGCATATTAAAATAAGGGGTGATTCTAGCTCTGCTTT